AATATTGTAAATAATTTATTAAATATAATATATAATGGATGAATCTTTAAAAACTGTATATGATGTCAAAGAATCATTAAATGAATATTTTAAACTTAAACAAAAATATGAATCAGAGATTGCGGCAAATAAAAAGAAAATCATTAACAATCCTACATTGAGTGATAGAGAGAAAAGAAGTGAATTTATGAAGCTTAAGCCCAAATGTATTAATTGTAAAAGACCTGGTGGTTCAATATTTAAAGTATTATTTAATCCTGAAGATGCTAACTTTGAATCTTATAGAGAATACAATGCTAAATGTGGTATTATTTCAAATCCTTGTAATTTTAATATTAAAATTAGATGTGGAAAAACTGAATCAATTACAGATATTCTTAAAAATATGGAAGATGAAATTAAAGAAGCTAAAAACGGAATAATTGATGATAAAAATAAATTGTTGTTTGGATATTTAAATACTGAAGAAGCTTTGGAAAAATTTGACCAGTCTAAAGAATGGATATCCTTATATACTTCTCTCTATGAAGATTATCTTATTAAATATAACAGCATTGTTGATAATGAAGACAAGAAGAGAGAACTTGAAGAAGCCATTACTAATTCATATATTCAAATAAATCTAATTAAGGATTGTGTTAAACAAAGTGATGAAACTGGTAATAAAACTTTCATATCAGATGCCATTAATATTTATGATACAACTTTAGTTCCATTGTTAACTACTATTCGAAATTTAAAATACAATGAAAGTTTTGTTTGGCATAATGAGGATACTAATACATGTAATTTAATACAAAATAAATATAGCATTTCTAATCTTTTATTTTCTAGTTTTCAGAGTAAGGTAATTAATTTTGACATTGGTTATGACTCTAAAAAATCACAATTGATTATTGAATCAAGTGAATCAGAAGAAAAAGAATTACAACCTAAAATACAACCTAAAACTACTGGAGATATACCTCAAGATGAACCCATATATGGTAAAGGTAGTGATGGTATAGCATGGAATATTCCTGAATATAATAAATTATGGGACAACCTACCTGTTAAATTTAAGGCTGCTATAAGACCAGATAACGAATGGATGAAAGAATTTATGTTTAAATGTGTAAATGCTAGAGTGAAAGGTAAGGCTTGTGAGGTTATTGCTCCAAGCAAATTGATTATTCCTCCCAATAAATTGGAAGATGGTAAATATGATTTTGGTGTACAAATATATTCAGACTTATTTAACACTAGGCTTGACCCTACAACACAAAATACTTATCTTACACTTTTTAATGTTAAAGATGGTGTTAAAAATTACGATATGTTAATTCATGCTATGAATAATCTTGTTGCAAAAGAAACTGGTTTTCAAAGAGGGTTTTTTTAATTTATTGAATATGTATTTTATTATACTTATAAAATATATATGCTGTTACATTATATTTCATTGCCTATATTTTTAATCAGTTTTGCTATTGGCCTTTTTTTTATTTATATTTTAGGACCAGAAATGAAAACAATTTACATTTATCCTAGTCCAGAAAATGTAAATAAGGTTTTATTTAAGGATAAAGCCGACAATTGTTTTTATTTTGAAGAAGAATTTGTTGAATGTCCAAATGATGAAACATTAATATCTAATATACCTATCCAAGATTAAATATATTATATTTTTATGGATGAACATTTAGTTGTAGCCTTTTTAGGAATTATAATTGGATATATTTTTTTAATTTTGGCACAAAAGATAGTAAACACATAATATAATGGGAATGTATCTTGGTAAGTTTGTTCACACCGAAACTGGAAAAATAATTATGTCTATATTATTAGGTTTTGGTTTAGCTTCACTTTTTAGAACGGTTTGTAAAGATAAAGATTGTTTATTATTTCATGCTCCACCTTTAGACAAAATTAAAGATAAAATATACAAATCCGGAGAAAAATGTGTTAAATATTCACCTATGCCAACAAAATGTGATACTAATTTTAAAACTGTTAGCTTCAAATAAAATGTTTGCGTAATTATTATAATCAAATCATTCTTTATAATAATTATGAGCGATTCAACTAGTATTTTAGATTTACCTACTGATCCTGTTGGAGGAGGAAATATCAGTAATAATATATCAATGTCTGCTACAGAGCATGTAGTACCGCAATCTGGACCGCCGCCAGCAGGATTGTCTCTTGACCAATCAACTATTAGTCAAATTGTTAACGGTCTTCAACAAGCTAGTATTTCAGGAGCCACTCAATTACCTTCTAGAGACATTCCTATGACTACAACTGGTCACAGTACCGACCCTCAAGTTCAACCTAATTATGTTCCACAACCTCAGACACCTGTTGATTATATTAAAAATTATGAAGAAACTTCCGACATGATAGATGAATACAACAAAAACACTCGTCAACAAAATTCATTAGACGATATGTATAATGAAATTCAAACTCCTTTATTACTAGCGGTTCTTTATTTCTTATTTCAATTGCCATTTTTTAGAAAATTTCTATTTAGTTATTTTCCTATTTTATTTTCAAATGATGGAAATTTTAATATAAATGGTTTTATATTTTCTAGTGTTCTTTTTGGTCTTTTATTTTATACTCTTAATAAGGTAACAAATCATTTCGGAGCGTTTTAACCAAAAATAACTATTTATTTATTCTATATAATTCATCTCCTTGAAGCATAAGTATTGAATCTATATCATCATAATGACTCGTACGGTTTTTATATCCTGTAGATTCATTTCTCATATCTTTCATATCTTCATAATCTTCATATTCCTTTTTATTATTAAAAATAGTACGCTTCAATTTACATGGAAAATCACTTCTATATTTTGGGTGTTTAACACATTTTTGTATGCCTTTAATTTTATCTGCTTGTTTCCATTCTTTTTCAGATGAAGCTAAATAAAATTCGAAAAGTTCATTCTCAGGAGTATTTATTCTTACTTCTTTTGGTGCTATTTTTTCGTATCTATTTGAACTTTTTGGAGATGATTTTCTATAAGTTTTACTCTTTCTAAATCCTTGACTTCTTAATATACGAGATGACCTTGTTGGTTCTATAATTTCTTCTTCATTTCTTAAACTGCGAAGACTTCTTAATGATTTTGTTTTGGATTTAGACTTTGATTTGGAACGCAATGATAAACCTCTTGCTTTGGAATGACGTTTTTTTGTATATTTTTTAGCCATTATATTATATACTAATATAATTTATTTATTACCAGTTAGGTTTAACTATATTTAAATAGTTTAAAGATTACAAACAATAAGTTATAATGAACGAGTTTTTCGATTTAATACATTCAAATTATTTTAATGTTACAAAAATGTCAATAGTTAACTACTTTAAAACTGGTAATATTGTTTATGATACAATTATATCTACTATTTTGATCAGTACATTTGGGTGTATAATTAATTATATTTATGATAATCGATTAGATAGATTATTATTTAAATTCTCATATCATGATTTTACTAATTGGTTTGTTAAAAAAAATATGGTTATTATTGAAGGTAAAAGGAGTTCCGTAATATCAGCATTTAGTTCATCTCTTCAAACATCTTCAATTTATAGTGACCGTTTTAAAGCAATGTGGTGCTACATTATTAATAAAATAGATAAACTTCATACTGTATATAGTATTAAGGAAACGCATAGTAATTTTCAGTCTTCAGCTGATTTAGATGAAAGAAGAAAAAATTTAGATATTTTTATGGTTCACCAAGATAAACATTTTGAAATAGATGAAGGTATTTTTGTTAAATCCGAAGTAGAACAAGAAGAAGAACGAAATGAAAAGGAAAAATCTAGTTCACGCACTGATAAAATTACTATTTATATTTATTCATATAAATATTCTGTTAGTAATCTTAAAAATTATGTTGATAATATTACTGAAAAATATTTATCATCAATTAAAAAGAACAGACTTAATAAAAAATTTATTTATTGTCTTGAAAGAGTAAATATTGACAAAGATGAAGATTCTCCTTTAGATATTTGGAGAGAAGACACTTTTGAAAGTGCTAGAACATTTAATAATATATTTTTTGATGGCAAAAAGGAAATTATTTCAAAAATCGATTTTTTCTTAAGAAATAAGGATTGGTATTATAAAAAAGGAATCCCTTATTCTCTAGGAATTGGTTTACATGGTCCTCCTGGAACAGGTAAAACTTCATTTATTAAAGCGTTGGCTAATTATACTAATAGACATATTATAATATTATCTCTTAAAGTTATTAAAACAAAACGTCAATTAGAGCGATTTTTCTTTGAAAATAGATATAATGATAATAATGAAAAAGATGATATATCTTTTGATAAAAAAATTATTGTATTTGAGGATATAGATTGTATTGGTGATATTGTATTAGATAGAAATAAAAAGGAAGAAAAACCTACAACTGTTAAATCGGATAGCGATAATATTAAAATTGGTGATGTATTACAATCAATTTGTGAATTGAATGAATCCGGAACTACAAAATTAATATCAAAAAATAATGAAGAAGTTATAACATTAGATGATATTCTTAATTTATGGGACGGAATTAGAGAGACTCCTGGAAGAATTTTAATTATTTCTTCAAATCATTATGATAAATTGGACCCCGCACTAGTTAGACCTGGTAGAATTGATATTACACATGAACTTAGCAATGTTAGTCACAATACTTTGGCAGAAATGTATTTAAATTTATTTGAAACTGAGATTGACAGAGAGAAACTTGTAAACGTAGAAGAATTTTTATATTCACCTGCTGAAATAATTAATATGTATGTAGCAAATAAAAATGAACAGGTATTTATGTCGCGTCTACTAGAAAATAGAAAGATATAATTATTTATGAAGGATATTCACCACTATAAAGATCTATAAACAATCCTACAGTATCTGCACCTAAAGTTACCCAATAATTGTCTCTTTTTGCAGCTTCTATTAATCCAAGCCATCTGATATTATTTTCATCATTTATATCAATTGCCTTACTTTTATCCTTTGGGTTTGTTATATATTTATTTATTACATATTCTTGACTTGGACAAGGCTCTTCTGGTTTGGTTGGATCACAGTTATGCTCTCTAGCATCTCTTTGTTCTAAATCTTCTGGCTGACAATTTTCTGTAAACCTTCCTGTTGGACTTGTAAATCTTCTAGATGTAACTCTTGAAACCCAACGAATATATGAAGCGCCTAAACCTTTTGCTTTATTTGTACTTCCAATAGCATCACATTTTTTTATCCAATTGTCAATTAAACCATTAATTAATATTGTATACAATTTTCGAACGTAATTACATGGAAATTTTTTAGGAAGGAGAAGTCTTTGAGCGGACCCATTTGTTTTATTTATTTCTATTATAATCGCATCTTGTAATACATCAGGGGTTAAAAATGTTTCTAAATTTTGTAACACTTCATCTGTTGAATTTCCATTTATATTAGAAAAAATATTTAAAAAAAAATTATCATTTAACGATTTAGTAAAAATAATCCACTTATCTGCTCCACCTCTCATCATTTTTTTTGTTTTATTTTTACCAAAGTTTCTTTTAAAGCTTCTTTTAAAGCTTCTTTTTATGCTTCTTTTTACGCCTTTTTTTACGCTTTTTTTCATTATAAATTAAAAAAATATTATATTTTTATACGTTTTATTATAAAATAGTAAATACCTTTTTATAATAATTAAATGATTAATGAATATGTAATTAAATTAATAGAAAATTTACCAGATGATATTAAAAATGTAAATGAACCAATTAAAATGGATGTTGTATTAGATGGTGGAATATTTAATGGAAGTTATCATGTAGGTGCCTTATATTTTTTAAAAGAAATGGAAAATAGAAAGTATATTAAAATAGAACGAATATCTGGTTGTAGTGTAGGTTCAATTGTTGGATTTTTATATTTCATTGATAGTCTTGATTTAATGCCTAAATTATATGATTTAATTAATAAAGAATTTAGGCAAACGTATAATCTTAACCTTATTAAGGAATTAAAAAAACATTTATCTGAACGCATTCCCAATGATATATGTGAGAGAGTAAATGGAAAATTATATATTACATATAATAACATAAAAAAAGGCACTAAACCTGTTAAATCAGTTTACAAAGATGTTGATGATATTATTAATACAATTATCAAGTCTAGTTATATACCTTATCTAATTGATGGAAATGTTCTATATGAAAACAAATCTATTGATGGCATAACACCATTTATATTTAAAGAAAGAGAGAAAAAGATTCTATATTTAGACCTTTTTGGAAGTGACAAATTAGGCAACTTATTAAATGTTAAAAATGAAAAAAGTAATTATCACAGAATTCTCTCTGGATTACTTGATATACATAGTTTTTTTATAAAGCAAAGTAACACACCTATGTGTAGTTATGTTAATGACTGGACATATACTAATATTTGTTTTAATCATATAAAAATCTTAATAGAGAGAATATGTATTTATTTAATACACGTGTTATTATTTGTTAAGAAACATTTTTCAGATGAGTTTAAAGAGACTGTAATATATAAAATATTATCAAAAATATCATATGATATTTTTATCATAATATTGGAAAATTATTGTTTATAAGTTTAAATTATTTAGCATTTATATTATTAATAAATATGTCAGATTTTGAAGTTCTTAATATTTCTAATTCCGAGTTCTCATTAGGTGATATTCCTGATATTAACGAAGTTATTTCTTCTGTTGATAGCGAAGATTATTTAAAATATATTTATATTGCTATTGCTGTTGTTGTTGCTGTAATATTGTTTTTAATTTACAAATATTTTGTTAACAGAGACAAAAAAGTTACATTTCAAGATAAATTAGATGATTGTTATGGAGATGTTTGTTATCGTTAATATTTTCGGCGCGTTTTACCTCCATAAAGAGCTAATAATCCTTTATTTTTTTTTGTTCCAGTTTTTCTTTTCCTTTTTTTATCTATTTTTTTACTTTTTTGGAATTTTTCTATCTTTCTATTTTTAATATCATCTGGTTTATAATTTAAAAACCACTCTTCCATTTCTTTTTTGTCACCCTTTTGTTTAATTTGTTTGTATTTTTCTGCTTTATGTGCGCGAATTTCTTCAACAGATTCTTGATGTCCATAACATGTAATACTAAAACGTCTAAGTAAACCTTTTTGCTCTAATCTATTTTTTTGTTGAACATCAAAAAGAAATTTTGACATACATAATATTCTCTCTAAGAAATCATTATAATATGGTCTATCGGCATATAAAAATGCCAAGTAAAAACTCAACATAGTATCAATTGTTGCTATTTTTACCTTTTGACCTTTTATATTAAGAATATTATAACTATGGCAAGCAATTGGTTTATATATAATAACAACTGTATCACTGCCTATTTTAACTTCGTAATGTTCTGGTATTACTTCACCAACTGGTTGTTTTTTTATTATTTTGACATTTTTAACATTTATATCTTTTAAACGTTCTTTTATTATTTGTGCTGTTGTTTCTGGGTCATTTGATAATACATCAAAGTCTGCTATTTTCTCTAATTTATGTTGAAGATTTTTTGGCATGTATTGCGAATATAATGAAATAGCATATCCACCAAAAAATACTACTCCTTGATTGACAAGAGTATTTCTAACATTATCATAAATATCGTCTTCTTGTGTTTTATTTTCCATATCTCTCTGAAACTCGACTTCATTACAATTCATATTTGTAATAGGGTAATGTTTATTTAAAAGGGCTAAACGTTTCATTACCTTTTCCCATCTACTTGTATCTCCAGCAGGTCTTGATAACTCTAAATACATTGACATTCTTAAATAATTTGGAGGAGTATATAAAATTCCACCAACTCTTATAGCATCTTTTTTAAGAGCATTATATATTGGTTTTGGTAAAAGAGTAATATCAGCTACAGGAATATAATTAACAAAAACCTTATATGTTCCATGATGTTGTCCTGCTTTTGCTTCTACATCAGTAAAACCTTTTTTGTAATATATATCTGCTAACTCTTTCGCATCATCTAAAGCATTTACAGTAAAAAAATCATAATCGGGAACTTCTAATTCTTTATTATAAAATTGGTCTTCAGTTGGTAATATATTATTGATTGCGGTTCCTCCATAACAAATTAGATTTTTTTGTTGAATGAAGTCTTCTACTATTTTAATAATATTTTTGATATCATCTGAATTTACAACACGTTTTGCTATTTTTTCTTCGGCTTTATCAACTGCCATTCTTAATATTGCTAATTCACAATCATCAAATGTTAAATCTTTACAAACATTTTTCGATTTCATACTTCTTATATATTAATTAGAATTAATTATTAAATAAAATTGAAAAAGTTATTTAATAATACCATTAAGTTATATAATAATACAATGACTGATTTTATCGATTGCGCTAGTTTACTAACACTTAATAGTGTAACTCCTCCTGTTAGACGGAGAAGAATTAATTCAGAATTAATAACACTTAAAAATAATTTTGCCTCTATTAACTTATTGTTTGATAATGAATTAAATTCATTTGTATTATTAATAATAGATAATAATATAACACCACAATTCAACACAATCTCGATTATTTTCCCAGACGAATATCCATTTAAACCTCCAAAAATTAAACTAAATGAAGAGGATTATGACAGTTTATTAAAAATGAATAATCCTGTTAAATTAAATGCCTTAAAAAATTTAACAGGACGGGATTGTTTATGTTGTAATACAATAACTTGCTATGATAATTGGGCTCCAGCAATGACGATTTATGATATAATTTCTGAAATAAAAAATAATTTAAAAATTATAGACAAAATTTTGTTAAAAGTAACATTTGATAAATTTAAACTACTTTTACAAGATGATTACAAAAATATGGAAAATATGAGAAACAATGAAAAAATTATTTAATATTTAAAACTATAATAATCGGTGCTTGCTTTACGTGTAGAATATGAGTAAGCAGGGTTTTGAGGTGTTGGTATTGGAATTGTAACTGGTTTGTATCTCAGTTCTTCTGGTTTCAATGAAAACGCATAACCTGCTCTATCAAAAAACAAAGCATTTTCCATAAGCAAATTATCTACTAATTGATAACGCATAGCAACCATTTGACAACCGTATGCTCTACATAAAGTGCCACTTGGATTAGCCGGATTTGTTCCACTATCAGGAAATACAATTGTCATACATCTTCTATTAAATTCAGTTAATTCTTGTGTATCTGGATTATTTTTTACACCATAATAATTTGTAGCTCTCATAAATACTGAATTACTTGTTAAGTTTACATATTCAAGAAATTCCTTACTTTCTAAAAATGCGTTATTATTTCGGTCAACAATTAAAATAACTTTGTTTTTAAAACTTAACAATGGCATGCTTCCTAAATTTTTACCTGAATTTTCGAAACTAAACTCTTTTCCAAGCATTATATTATCGTATGATTTAAATATATCAGCTAATTTTTTATACATATCTTGGTTGTTACTTTTAATTCTTAAATGAATTAAAATGGGATCAGTTGAATTAGGACATGTGCCTCCAGCAAAAGCATAATTATTAATTGTGTCCATTACACTTCCAAAACTAACAGAATTAAATGTTTCCTTAACATAATAATCATCTGATGTACTTGTAGCAACAACTGGTTGATTATTTACTGAATAAATTTCGAAGTCTAAACATCTAACACCTTGCTTTAGAACTGCTTTTAAATTACAAATATTTACAAAATCATTTTTATAACTTCCACCTGAACAAGCATTATAAGCTGTTTTAATATAATAATCATATAAATTGTATTTACAGTCTGGGTCGTTCGCTGAAATTGGTCTTATATTACCGTTAACAGTAGAATATAAATTATTCATATAATCACATTCACTATTATCTAATTTACTTAGGTAAATCATGTAACCAATAAATATAATTAAAATAATAAAAATAAATGCCGTTATCATATAACTCTGGAAATCTTCATCTAAAGATTTCAATTTTGACAAATAATCTGTAGGTTGGCTTGACATTAATCTAATATATTATATTATTTTTAATTTTAGAAGCAATTTAAAATAATATATAATGAAGTAATACTATAATTTAAAAAATAATGATTATATATACTAGATAGATATGGCAGGCGGATTAATGAACCTTGTAGCAACAGGACAACAAAATGTAATTTTAAATGGTAATCCAAGTAAAACATTTTGGAAGGCTGCGTATAAAAAATATACTAATTGGGGTAAACAAAATTTTCGTTTAGATTTTGATGGAACTCCTTCTCTCAGTTTAACAACTGAATCTACATTTAATTTTAAGGTTAAAAGATATGCTGATCTTTTAATGGATTGTTATATTTCAATCAATTTACCTAATATTTGGAGCCCTATTTTTCCTCCACAACCTATTTATGATTCAAGTGGAACAACAGTAACAGGATATACCGATTGGGCTCCCTATGAATTTAGATGGATTCAAAATATTGGTGCTCAAATAATTAGTCGTGTTACTATTACTTGTGGTAATCAAAAATTACAAGAATATTCAGGACAATATATTTTAGCTTCAGCACAAAGAGATTTTAGTGGGAAAAAAATAGAGATATTTAATGAAATGATAGGTAATATTCCTGACTTAAATGATCCTGCTAATCATGGTTCACGTGTTCGTGCTTACCCTAATGCTTTTTTTGAAGGAACTGGTGTAACAACACCTAATGTAACACCCAATCCAGCTGGTGCTCAACCATCTATAAATGGAAGAAATTTAGTTATTCCATTAGGCGCTTGGTTTAATTTAGTTTCAACTCAAGCTTTTCCTTTAGTAGCACTTCAATATAATGAATTACAAATTAGTGTATCATTTAGACCTGTAAATGAATGGTTTACAATTCGTGATGTAATGGATTATACAAATAACTTTCCAGTTGTTGCGCCTAACTTTAATCAATATTATATGCAGTTTTATAGATTTCTTCAAACACCTCCTGATCAAACATTAGGACCTATATCTTATGTGGATACTAGAACTAATTGGAATGCTGATATTAATCTTAATTGCACTTATTGTTTTCTCTCTAATGATGAGTCTGAAATATTTGCTAAGAATGAACAAAAATATTTGATTAAACAAGTATACGAAAAACCTTATTATAATGTAACTGGTCCTAATAAAATTGACTTAGATTCATTAGGTATGGTTATTAGTTGGATGTTTTATTTTCAAAGAAGTGATGCTAATTTGCGTAACCAATGGTCTAACTATACTAATTGGCCTTATGATTATATGCCTCAGGATATAACACCTGCTTCAACTGCTGGAAGCTATCTTAATCCAGACCAATCAGGTCCACCACCTCCGAAATATTTAGGTCCTGGTTTGAATCCAGATGGAACATTAAGTGGTCTCTACACTACTGGTGTGTATAATCCTCAAAATATAAAAAATATTTTAATTGCTCTTGGAATATTATTGGATGGGCAATATAGAGAGAATATTTTACCAGTTAATGTATATAATTATATTGAAAAGTATGTTAGAACAGCTGGTTTTGCACCATCTGGATTATATTGTTATAATTTTTGTTTAGACACAAATCCTTTTACAATACAACCTTCTGGAGCTATGAATATGAGTAGATTTACAAATGTTCAATTTGAATTCACAACAATTACTCCACCAGTAGACCCATATGCTCAATCATTAACAATTTGTAATCCAGCTACTGGAGATATAATTGGTATTAATAAACCAACATGGAGAATTTATGATTATAATTTTAATATGTATTTGATGGAAGAGAGAGTAAACATGGTAATATTTGTTGGTGGTAATGCTGGTCTTCTATATGCTACTTAATTGTATTTAAAAATAATTATATTATTTATTAAACT